GAAAGGAGTATTTTCAAAATGCAAAAATCAAAATTATTAGACCCAAGATTAGAAGAAATAATAAGTCTAGTCTTAGAGATCCAGAAAGGGGTAGCTAAACTTCATGAACCTAGGTTGACTAAGGATCAACTTAAAGCTGGATTGGAAAGTTCTAAGAAAGGCGCAGGCCAGGAGCGCGAAGTCCACATGACTCCACTTATGAAAAACGCTCTTAAGCATTATGACAATTGGGGTGATAATGAAAAACATCGTCTAATGGTAGATGACCCTACCACTAAAGCAGAGGAAGCATTCCTATGGAATATGAAGCAAATGCTTTACAGATTCAATGGTAGCAGCACTGAATTTGATGATTCATTACCTCTATTTGATAAGAGACATTATGATGTCCAATGCTGGCAAAATTTGAAGGATAATATGCGTGATATCCAGCCAGGGCAGGCTAAACAAAGAATTGAGCTTAGTATTAAGTATACAAAACAAACTAAGTTTGATGCTCAGTGGTTAATCAACAAAATTCGTACTGATGTTGTTTTTCAAAAGGTTCTAATAGTCATTCTAGATATGATGCCATATGTCCGTGCTAGTGACAATATTGTGGAAATCGATCTACCATTTCAAACAAAGCATACTGGTGTAGGTGCAGTCTGGTGGCGAAATGACAGAACAGTCGACCCAAAGACGGGGCACACCTATGGTCAGATTACCATGGATGAAGCTATCAAGATTAAAGACCAATATGAGAAATGGGATGAATGGAATGTGTCAACAATGTATGGCCGTGATCAACGCGGTAAAGGAAGACTACTAATTGCCGTCGCAAGAGTTTTAAATCTATTACTAAACCAATTAGAAGGTGTGGAGATTCCTACATACAAAGAGAAGTTCCCTATGTTCGTCGGATATCAGGACGACGAAGCTTTAAAGAAAGCACTAATTACAATGGGTGAAGAGTGTGAAAAGTATGGCTTAAAGTGTGCGAATGAAGATTATGATACTTTCGACTTAACTATTGGACAAGGCATTCTAGCTGCTGTAGGAGCACTCAGCATAATGAAAGCCAATGGTTCTAGATCCAAAAAGATTGCTCTTAAGCGTGCAATCTATGCCCAAAGGACCTGGTTAGTGAATGGACTTCTAGGTAAGGTTCAGGAAATATTTGGACGTATATTTTCTGGTTTCATTGATACGAATCGAGGAGGCGGTTTAGCGAACGCTATTCAAATGACCTACGAGATGATGAAACTTGACGATCATTATTCAGACCTAATATATAAATTACACTATTACATGATGGTTATGGGTGACGATAATTTACATGTATATAGAGATCAGCCTCAATTCCGCGAGAAATTAAGTAAAAATATTTTGGCTGATTTTGGCGCAGTTATAAAAGATTCAAAATATGAATTTGGCCCTATATTCCTACAATATAGAGTATTTAAAGATCCTGAAACAACAGCCTATGTGATGGTTTATGCTTGGACCAGGGTTATACGTAGTATGTTAATGAAAGAGCAGGCCAAAGGTCTTGGCCCAGTTGGTTGGACTTATGCCTTCTATCAACAACTTTGGAAACTATATGAATACAAAGAAGCTTTTTCTATCGCGGTAAACCTTTTAATGCCATTTGATAACAATAAGTTCTTCATGGATACACCAATTCCTGAGTTAAATAGGATGTTACAGGAAGAGGATAAGGCAGCACTTGCTAAGGCTAAAACAGATGCTCAGAAGCGTAGAGTATCTTCGACATGGGATAGACTTGCCGATGGTGACCCATCAAAAGCAAGATTCACTGAAGAAAATATTGGCTTGTTGGAAAGAATCCAAGCTCGCATCAAGGAAGTATATGACCCTAACTTCTATAATAAATATGGTTTAAGATACTAAGGCTAGGACATAATATAGGATGGACCCACTGGGG